AAGCCATATATCCCCAAAGGGAAGCGAACTGGCGACAACTGGCGCGAACCAGCAGGACTACTCTCGGATTGGCCGAGTTCAGCCCAGACTGGAAACGCCACGAAAAGGTATTTCTATCTACGCAGATTTGGTTGCTGAGTTTGCTAGCAAGTACATGAAGGTCGAGCTAATGGAATGGCAACTGTATGCAATCAGTGGCGCTTTTGAGGCTGATGGTGATACCGGTGATCTAATCAATCGGTCTGCGCTTATTTCCGTAGCGCGCCAGTGTGGAAAAACGGTATTGGGTCAGGCGTGTATTGGGGCGTGGCTTACTTCTATTGCCAAGTTGCGTGGCAAGCCACAGACCGTGGTGAACTCGGCGCATGAGTTGTCGCTTGCTGTTCGCCAGTTTGAGGTAGTGGCTCCGATTTTGCAGGAGTATTTTGGGGCGACCTTGAAGCGTGCGTATGGCCGTAACACTTGCGACATGCCTGACGGTTCTCGCTGGCTTGTCAAGGCTGCAACGCCATCGGCAGGTATGGGCCTTTCTGCAGATTTTATTTGGGTGGACGAGGTGTACGCAGTTGAGGACAATGTGCTCGCCCACAGCCTCAGACCAACGATGAAGGCACGCAACATGCGTACAGCTGGTGGTTCACCGATCATGTTGATGACTTCAACTGCCGGTACTGAGGCCTCGGTTGCGATGTTGCGCTACCGAGAACAAGGCCTACAGCTCATTGATGATAAACGCCAGGGGCAGTTTTATTTTGCTGAGTGGTCGCCACCCCCAGGTGTTGATGTTATGGATACACGCTGGTGGGGCTGGGCTAACCCTGCACTCGGTGTCACCCTCGAGTTGGAGTCTTTACTCGCCGATGCTGAACACCCAGATAGATCATCTTTCTTGCGTGGCTCACTCAACCAGTTTGTCAATGCCGATGCTTGCTGGTTGCAACCTGGCGAATGGGAGCAGTGCCTCTCTGATATCCCAGGGCCCGAGGGTGGCTGGATAGCCGTGGACACCAGCATTGATGGCTCAAGATATTCTGCTGTTCGCGCAGCTGTTGATGATGTTGGCGTAGCACATATCACTGTTGAGTTTGTGGTTGGTTCATTGCCTGAGATGCAACAGGCTCTGCTGAAGGCCTGTGAAAATCCCTTGATCATGTTGGCTGTTACACCACCATTAGAAAACCATGTGCCCCTGTCTTTAGAGAGGCGTAAAAAGGTAGTGGGCTATGGCGAACTAATGCGCTATACATCGCTAGTCAAAGGCATGATAAACGACGGCAGGCTCGTGCATCAGGGGCAACAAAACCTTGCTGAACAAATGAACAGGGCAGTAGCAGTCACCCAACAGAACAGCCTCGTGATTAGCAGTAAGCGTTCACCTGGCCCTGTCGAGCTGGCACGCCTCACCATTTTTGCAGCTGCTTTAGCGTCTCGACCAAAACAAGGTGGTAAGCCAATGCTCGTTGTGGTAAATCGCTAAGATTAGTTCTGGTGCTGCTCTGGGCTTTCTGTCGGGAATTGCCTAGGGCAGTGCCACCCCCCACCTAGAAAATGTGAGATAATCCCAACATGGCGCTATTCAACCGAGTCAATAAAGCAGCAATCTCACCTGCACCGGCGAAGGCTGCAGCCTCTGGTGGTTACTCACCTAACCAGGCTGGCGTGAATCTCATCGGCCAGTACTACACATACCTTGAAGGCCCAGCACGCAACAGAGCTATGAGCGTGGCAACCATCTCACGCGCACGCGATCTTATGGCCTCGGTCATTGCTTGTATGCCTCTCAAGATGTATAACGAAATGTGGAATGGTGATGAGATGGAGCAGGTAAACATTGCCCCACGCTCTTGGCTACGCCAACCCGACCCGAGCGTTACCTACCCATTCCTTATGGCGTGGACATTTGACGACCTGTTTTTTTATGGCCGTGCTTTTTGGTATATCACAGCACGCACCCAAGACGGCTACCCCACAGCTTTTACACGTTTACCAGCAGGCTCGATTACCACCACCGATCAAGATGGCCCTGTGTGGTTTGCCCCATCAAAGCAGGTTTACTTTCAAGGCAACATGCTTGACCCTAAAGACCTAGTGCAATTTCTTAGCCCTGTGCAAGGCATTGTTTACATGTCTGAACAGACCGTTGCCACAGCACTCAAACTTGAAGCAGCACGCTATCGAAATGCTGAATCGTCAATACCTGCTGGTGTTTTGAAGCAAACAGGAGGTGAGCCTTTGAGCGCCACCGAGCTTGCTGATCTAGCGTCAGCGTTTAACGCTGCACGCGCCACCAATCAGACAGCTGCACTCAACGAGTTTTTGAGCTACACCGAGACAACAGCAACCCCCGACAAAATGCTTCTAATCGATGCAGCAAACTACCAAGCGCTTGAATGTGCACGCCTCACAAATGTGCCCCCCTATTTGGTGGGCGTAAGCACAGGCTCCTACTCGTACCAATCATCTGAGCAGGCCAGAGCAGACCTTTACATCTTTGGTGTTAAGGCCTACGCCGACTGCATCGCAGCAACACTTAGCCAAAATAACGTTTTGCCTCGAGGAACTTATGTAAAGTTTGATGCAGATGAGTACCTCGTTGAGAATTACGCAGCCGACAAAATGGACAGCCCCGACATGCCCCAAGAAAACACCCAAGAGGAATTAGCATGATCAGGTTTAACGCCACAGCAATAAGCATCGATGCAGCAGCAGCCGATGGCACCCCACGCCGAACCATCACCGGTATTGCAGCGCCATACAACGTGGTAGCTACAGTCAATGACGGCACCGAAGTTATGTTTGCCCCAGGCTCACTACCTGTAGATGGCAAAAACCCCAAGCTGTACATGTACCACGACAGCACCCAAGCCATTGGCATTGTCACGGCACGCGAGGACACCCCAGACGGCATGCTTTTTACAGCAAAAATCAGCACCACAGCGTTAGGTGATGAGGCACTTGTTTTAGCAGCCGATGGCGTGCTCGACTCAGTAAGCGTTGGCGTAAATCCAACCGAGTTTGAGATTGACCAAAACGGCGTAATGATCGTAACTGCAGCAAACTGGTTAGAGCTCTCATTAGTGCCACAGCCAGCGTTCGCAGGTGCTACCATCACAGATGTAGCAGCAAGTATCCCCACATCAGATGAGGAAATGAGCGATAATACAAAAGAGGAAGCCGACACTCCTGAACCCCTAGAGCCACAGGAGAACCCAGTGTCAGAAACACCAGCCCCAGAAGTAATCGAAGCATCTACACTTTTTGCTCAGCCTAAGCGCGAGTTTGCTATGCCATCAGCATCAGAAGTGCTCGCTGCATACCACATCGGTGGCGACACCTACGCCAAAGTAAATGACGCTTTTAAGCAAGCACAGCGTCGTAACCAAACAGCATTGCAAGCTGCAGCTGGCGACATTGTCACAGGCGACACCCCGGGCCTCTTGAACCTCAACGTGCTCGGGACTCTCTTTCAGGATCTGAACTTCGTGCGTCCTGTGGTCACAGCATTTGGCGCTCGCGCAATGCCAGCAACACCATCACGCCAGTTCATTCGCCCAACGATCACAACTCACACCAGTGCAGCCGTACAGGCCAACCAACTTGATGCAGTATCAGCAACCACAATGGTCATTGCGTCAAACACAGTTACCAAGCAAACTGTCGCTGGCCAAGTTACGCTTTCACAGCAAGACATTGACTTCACAGACCCTGCAGCATTGCAGCTTGTATTGAATGACCTTGCCGGTCAGGTCATGATCAAGACTGACGACATCGCAGCTGATGCTTTGGTTGCTGGTAAGACAGCATCAGGTTCAACATGGACTATTACTGCTGGAGACCCAACAGGATTATTTACAGCTCTGTACGATGCAGCGCGTGAGATTGCAGAAGATTCAAACTTCTTCCCAACTCACCTTTGCGTTTCACCAGATGTTTGGGATTACTTGGGCCGTCAGACTGACGCAGACAAGCGCCCTGTCTTTGGTTACAACGCAAACGGCATGATGACCACCAACTCAATTGGTAATGTTTCAGGTTTGCAGTACACCAGCATGAATGTGCTTGGCTTGAATGTTGTTGTTGATAACAACTTTGCTGCAGGCACCATGCTTGTTGTGTACGCACCAGGCTTTGAGATTTACGAATCAGGCGCACAATTGCAGAGCTTTGAAAACCCATCTACATTGGGCCGTACGCTGTCTATCCACCAGTACTTCGCAACATTCGTGGCAAAATCAAGCTTTATTCAAAGCATCGCAATCGGTTAGTCCGAAAGGTAATAGCCAATCATGGCTGTTTATAGCGTCATCTTTCATCAGCGTCTCAATGACTACGCTGTTGTGCAAACACTCGAGGCAACCGACATTGCCATCGGTGAATCAATAACCATTGCTGGCGTGGGGCATCAGCTCAACGGCACACACACTGTTTACGCATTGCCTCAATACCTTTTTGTGGGTGTAAGCGATGAAGGCGACATACAACTTGACGCAAACGAGCCGATACCTAATCAGGTTATGTTTTATGATGCCGATGGTGATCTAGAACGCTCTGCA